TGCTCTACTTGTTTAGTTGTGTTTTTCATTTGATAAATTGAATTATTTTGTTATAGTCTCTTTGCATTAATTTGTCACTTTGTAAAAGGTCTGTTATTTTGTCTATCGCGTGTAAAACGGTAGAATGGTCTTTACCTCCGATATAAGCTCCTATTTCTTTTAAAGTAGATGAGGTATTTTGCTTAGATAGGTAGCAGAACATATGTCGAGCGTCTACAAGGTTACGAGGGCGTTTAGTACCTCTTATATCCTCTTTAGTTTCGTTGTAGTACATTGATACTACCTCCATTATTCGCTCAAAGTATAGCGGCTCTCCGTTGCTCATTTGCATAGTAGTACCCAGGTTATGTTTATCTCGCATACTTTCAATCCTTTTATCCATATAGCCCCTATATTTTAAAGCCTTCTCGTAGTCTGCGATTAACATTCCCATAGATATTATAGTTTGCTTAGCCTCGCCCAGCTCTCTCTTCATTATTCTCTCACTCATTATCTTCAGTTGTTTTGTTAGTTGTTATTTTAAAAGCTTCTTGAATATTTATAGGCAATAAATTAAAATCTCGCTCTTTTATTTCTAAAATTATAGTTTTTTCTAATAATTTATATTCTTTAATTGCGTTTTTTATTTCCTTAATAGACACCGCTCCAGCGTTTCTTTGCTCTTTTAGTTTATCTATGTCAAATTCTAAAACGTCCTCTATGGTTCTACATTCTGCGTATCGTAATATATTATAAGCTCTTGAGCTTAAGTTTAAATGCTTTAAATTCATTATATTAACGTTTTTATGTATTCTCTTGAAATCTTTACTCTTTCTATTAATTTTTCTATCACTTCTGTATCGTATTCTATATGAAAAGTCTTAATCCGATATTTACTTTCTACCTCTGAGTAGTCTTGCGGCTCTTCGTAGCTTAAATGCTCAGGAGTGTTCATAAGTACGTAGCAAAGAGTGGCTTTGCGTTTACCCGTTAAGTGCATATAGACCTGAAGCTGGTGTAAGTAGTCCTTGTTTGGTATCTCATCTTCAAACAGAGGGAAGGTAAAGCCGTCCCAGCTACTTTTAATATCTACTATTGTATCCTCGAGTATTACGTCAGGCGTACCGCAGAAATAATCGTCCTCGAAAAACTCTTGGTTTTTTATCGCGAATAACCAGCCAAGCTCTGCGGCTGCGTAGTCTATTGCTGAGTCTTCTACTGCGTTACCTTTATCTAAGTACTTGCTTTTTATTTGCTTACGTATTCCGTATATCTCAGACTTTAACCACTCTTGTAAGTGGCTCTTAGTAGTTTTACTTAACTCCTCGTCTTTTGAACGAGGGTCAGGTATAAGTTTGCCAGCCGATGAGGCTCTTTGTTTAAATTCCTTTAATTGCATTCTCGTATTTAGTTGCGTTATCTTTACTAATAGAATAATGCTCTCTTATTTTTGCAAGGGTTATACCTTTAGCGAGTGCAGCTTTCCAAGTGTTATCGTTTTCATTAATCCAAGGCTTATTACTTTTTACCGCTTGGCTTGCTGAGTTAGCGTCATCATCCTCAGCTTGTAAGCCTAAAAGACTTTGTAGCGTATATCTTCTGTAATAAGTAACCGCAGAGCCTAACTTTTGCGGGTCATCCATATTAGGTAAAGCTATTGAACTTGTAACGCTCTCTCCTGAGTCGGTGTCTATAATTTGAGAGCTTACCTCGCCGTTAATTATAGGCTGTAGTAGTAGCAGACCATTCTTTTGTAGTAATGGCTCTGTATGTCTTAAAAGCCCGTTTATGTCAAAGTATTTAGACTTAAAAAAAGGGTTTGTTTCGTCTTTAGAAATAGCTCCTATCTCTTTTTTAACGGCTGCAAGTTTGTTGTATATTGTCATAATTGTTTATTTTTGCTGAGTTATTGTTAATGATTGTTTATAGGAGTGGCTTCGGCTGCTCCTTTTTGTTCGTAGTAGTCTGCTAAGGTCTTGCCGTTATTATTAGCGTTACGTATAGCTACTTTTATTATTTCGGTTAGAGCTGGCTCGTTAAAGTCTGTTATCTTACGCTCTCCACTTATAACGGTATTAAGTGTATGCACACTTATTATGTGCCTCTCTGCTACTACCTGGCGTTCTGCTCGCGTAGTATTAGCTTTTATAGCTCTTGTTAGTTGCTTGCCTATGTATGGTTGAAATTTCATTATAGTTTCTTGGTAATTTTGGTTAAAGTCTCTACTTGGTCAGACCAGTAGCAATCTTTTGTAGCCTCAAAGTTTTTTTCTGCTGAGGTAATTTTCTCCTCAAGGCATATAGCTACCCAGCTGCGTTCTTCTAAGTTTAAATCTATTATCATTGTGTTTAATTGTTTTGCAAATATAGTGTTTAGTTTTAATACAAAGCTATTTTATTTTAACTTGTACGTTTATTTTTTTCTTTTAATTTTAAATCTATAAGTTCAAGAAGACATACAAAGCCTATAATAAAATTAATCGCTGCGTAAATTTTGCAGTCTACTAAAGCCACCATAAAACCAAGCGGCATTAATATCGTTCCTACTTTTAGTATTTGTTCTTTCATATTAGTATAAATTATAAGTTAATCCCGAAGCTTCTAACTCTCTTTCAATCGTATATAGCATATCCTCGCTATCGTAAATGTCCTGGTAGATGTCATAGCTAAAGCCGAGCTTTGAGCTTGTTTTTTCTAACCACTCAGAACCAGCTGTAAAGTCTTTAGGTGCGAAAGTTATTTGTAGCCTGTTCATTTTATTAAATAATAGCAGTTAGATGTAGCTAAAAAATTAAACCAGTCAGCATCGGTATTATGCTCAAGCTCCTCAAAGGTAGCTTTTGAAAATTTCGAGGTGCGGTACTTACTATCCTTTACTCTTATAGTGAAGGTGCGGTTTTTTTGATTTGCTTTTACGTTCATATTCTTTGTTATTGTACTGCAAATATAGTATTAAACTTTAATACCAAACTATTTTTAATTTATTTTTATTTCTACCATATCGTCAGCTCCTTTAGTACTGGTAATTAAAATGCTCTTTATTACTTTATAGCCGTCACTTTCAAATATGATGTCTTCTATCATTTTAACCATAGCCACACAGTTAGAAGAGTCTAAGGGTCTGCTTTTAAAAGTGAAATGGTATTCAGTATCGTAGCTATTAGAGGCTGGCAGTACATCCTTAAACTGGCTTTTAACTATTAAAGTGTAATTATCTTTTATTTTCTTACGCTTAGTCCAATGCATACCAGCGTACCACTTGTTAAGGCTAATCTTAGGGAGGTCTTTCAAAATTATTTTCATTTTAGTACAAATTTATTTTTTTATTCGGATTGTATTATTATATTTGCTGCCGTGCAACATTATAAAAGACTTTTCATATTTAATAATATTGAGCCAAGCGGGGAGGTGTCACCTATGTTGCACGCATTAAATCGCCTCCCTAAGGCTCTATTAAAAAAACATAAAGACGTGCAACAATGGCAAAAGAACTTCCTTACTTTAAATTTGAACCAGCCGAGTATCTAACTAAAGATATATCGTTTTGCAGTTTATCTGCTCAGGGTTTATTCATTAACATTTGTAGCTACTACTGGCAGCGAGAATGTAAAATTACTAAAACGCAAATTTTGCGAAGATTTAATTATCCTGACTTATTAGATGAGTTAATTACAGAAAACGTACTAACTATAATAGGCGAAGAAATTAAAATTAACTTTCTTTATGAGCAATACTACCATATTTTAGAAGATAAAAAAGAGAGTAGCAACAAGGGCATAATAGGCAACTTAAAACGCTGGAATAGACCCGCTTACGATAGATTTATTAACGGTGAAATAACTCTCGAAGAGGCTTTACTTATCCCTAAACCATCGCCCCCCGATACTTTAGCAATCGCTAAACCATCGCAAATAAGAGAAGATAAGATAAAAGAAGATAAAATAACTATAAAGAGTGTAACGTCACCTCCTGAAGGAGTTGCCCCTCTCTATTTTTATATTGCTAAAGGTTTTCATAATCTATTCTTGAAAAAAGGAGAAACTAAAACTTTAAATA